AAGGCAAATGAAATCTGTAGCTTTAGGTATTAAAAGATATGATAACACGGGTTATAATTCAAAAATAAAATAGATGATAAATACTAATTACAATAGTTCTTTTCCAGATCAGGTTGTGCCAGATGTAGAAAAAGCTTCTTATGACTATGGTTTACAAGTAGGTAGAGCCATAGAATCTGAGTGGTTTAGAAATGATAGAGGCTGGTACGATAGGTTTAATACGAACTATAATAATTTTCACAAGCTAAGATTATACGCTAGAGGAGAACAATCTATTCAAAAATACAAAGACGAATTATCTATTAATGGCGATTTATCATATTTAAATTTAGACTGGAAACCCGTGCCAGTTATACCTAAGTTTGTAGATATTGTTGTTAATGGCATGTCTCAAAGAACTTATGATATTAAAGCTGTTGCTCAAGATCCTACATCAATAAAGAAAAGAACTAAATATGCTGAAAATATACTAGTTGATATAAACGCTAAAGAGTTTTTAAACAAAGTAAAGCAAGTTACAGGTATGGATCTTTTCTTTAATAAAGATCAAGAAAACGCACCTATTGACGAAGAAGAGCTAGAGCTTCATATGCAAATGAATTACAAGCAGTCTATTGAAGTTGCTGAAGAAGAAGTTATAAATACTATATTAAATAAAAACAAATATAACTTAACTAGAAGAAGGTTAAACTATGATTTAACAGTTTTAGGTATATCCTGTGTAAAGACTTGTTTTAATAGATCTGAAGGAGTTACTGTTGATTACGTAGATCCAGCTAGTTTAGTTTATTCATATACTGAAGACCCTAATTTTGAAGATTTATATTATGTAGGTGAAGTTAAAAGTATTAGTTTGCCAGAGCTTAAAAAGCAATTTCCTTATTTAACCTCTAATGAATTAGAAGAGATACAAAAATACCCAGGCAATCAAAATTACACTAGGAATTGGTCAGGTAGGTATGATGATGATACGGTTCAAGTTTTATATTTTGAATACAAGACTTACACGAACCAAGTATTTAAAATTAAAAAAGGTGCAACTGGCCTAGAAAAAGCTATAGAAAAAACAGATACATTTAATCCACCTGAAAATGAAAGTTTCAAAAAAGCTTTTAGATCAATTGAAGTTTTATATTCAGGAGCCAAAATACTAGGGCATGAAAAAATGTTAAGATGGGAAATGGCTGAAAATATGACTAGACCTAATGCTGATACTACTAAAGTTAACATGAATTACAATATAGTAGCCCCTAGAATGTATAAAGGTCGTATAGAGTCTATTGTGAGCAGAATAACTGGTTTTGCTGATATGATACAGCTAACACATTTAAAATTGCAACAGGTGATGTCTAGGATAGTACCTGATGGGGTTTATATGGATATAGATGGTTTAGCAGAGGTAGATTTAGGTAATGGTACTAATTATAACCCAGCTGAAGCATTGAATATGTATTTTCAAACTGGATCTTTAGTTGGTAGATCAATGACACAAGACGGCGGTATGAATCCAGGTAAAGTTCCAATACAAGAACTTTCCTCTTCAAATGGTATGGGTAAAATACAATCATTGATACAAACTTATGAGTATTATTTAAAAATGATTAGAGATGTGACCGGTTTAAATGAAGCTAGAGATGGTACGTTACCAGATAAGCAATCATTAGTTGGTCTACAAAAATTAGCTGCTGCTAACTCTAATGTAGCTACAAGACATATAATGCAAGCTAGTTTATATTTAACTCTTAGAGCTTGTGAAAATATATCATTAAGAGTAGCTGATGCTTTAATGTTTCCTTTAACAAGGATGTCTTTAGAACAAAGTATATCTAAATACAACGTAGGAACTTTAGATGAACTCATAGACTTAAGTATACATGATTTTGGTGTATTTTTAGAATTAGAACCAGATGAAGAGCAAAAAGCTCAGTTAGAACAAAATATTCAAGTTGCTTTACAATCAGGTCAAATAGATCTTGAAGATGCTATTGACATTAGAAACGTTGCTAATTTAAAGTTAGCAAACCAAATGATAAAGCAAAGAAGAAGAAAGAAACAAGAAAGAGATCAACAAGCACAACAAGCTAATATACAAGCACAAGCTCAAGCAAACGCTGAACTAGCTGAAAAAACTGCTTTAGCTGAAACTCAAAAGCAGCAAATACTAACTGAACAAAAAGTACAGTTAGAAAATGCTAAGTCACAGCTTGATATAAAAAAGATGGAGATGGAAGCTCAAATTAAGCAGCAGTTAATGCAGCAAGAGTTCCAATACAACATACAGTTGGCTCAAGCTCAAGGACAAGCTAAACAACAACAAGAAGGTTTTAAAGAGGATCGTAAAGACGAACGAACTAAAATACAAGCAACGCAACAATCTGAGTTAATAGATCAAAGAAAAAATGATTTATTACCTAAGAACTTTGAATCCGCAGGTAATGACAATATGGGTGGGTTTGGCTTAGAGCAATTTGGCCCTAAGTAATTTTTTATTAACTATTATATTATATTATGTCAGAAGAAATAAAACAAGGCGCCGACGGCGTATTAGAACAAGGTGAGTTTAAGGTTAAAAAAGCTACTAAACCTAAGAAACTTACTAAAAAACAAGAAACAATTAAAGTAGATTTATCTAAAAAACCAGAAAATGCTGTCAAAGAGGAAGAACCAATCAAACTTGTTATCGACGAAAAACAAAAAGGGGATGTTGAACCTGAGAGGGCTGCTGACAATGCCGAAAACAAAGAAGTTGAACAAGAGCAAGAGAAAGAGAATGTAATACCTATACAGGAAATTACAGAAGAAGAAGTAAAAGAAGAAACAAAAGAAGTAGAGCAAGAATTAAAAGAAGCTGTAAGAGATGAAAAAGTTACAGGTAAAAAACTACCTGAAAACATCGAAAAGCTAGTTTCTTTTATGGAAGAAACAGGCGGAACTGTAGAAGATTATGTTAGACTAAGTGCTGATTATTCCACTGTTAATGACGATGTTTTAATTAGAGAATACTACAAACAGACTAAACCACATTTAGACATGGAAGAGGTTAACTTTTTATTAGAAGATAACTTTTCATATGACGAAGAAGTGGATGAAGAGCGAGATATAAAGAAAAAGAAACTTGCCTTCAAAGAAGAAATTGCTAAAGCCCGTAAATTTTTAGAGGACACTAAGAGTAAATACTACGACGAAATCAAGTTGAGACCAGGCGTAACTCAAGACCAACAGAAAGCTACTGACTTTTTCAATAGATACAACGAAGAACAGAAAATACAAAAACAACAACACGATACATTTAAATCTAACACTAAAAACTTTTTTAACCAAGAATTCAAAGGTTTTGACTTCAATATTGGAGAAAAGAAGTTTAGATATGGAGTTGGTGATAAAGAAAGTGTTGCAAGTAATCAATCTGATCTTACTAACCTAATCGGGAAGTTCTTAGATAATAAGGGTGAAGTAAAAGACTATAAAGGTTACCATAAAGCTATTTTCGCGGCACAAAATGCTGATACTATTGCTAATCATTTTTATGAGCAAGGCAAAGCCGATGCTGTTAAAGATGTGATGGCTAAATCTAAAAATATAACAAATGAACCAAGGACTACGTCTACAGGTGATGTTTATATTAATGGATTGAAAGTAAAAGCAATAAGCGGTGTTGATAGTTCTAAGTTAAAATTAAGAATAAAAAATAAAAACAATTAAAATTTAGAAAAATGGCGTTTGATTCAACATTAAACAATGCGTTTCCTCCAAGTTTAATTCCTCATCAAAAGAAAATGACGTTACCGTCAAATTACCTTTCTTTTAATGGTGGAGCTGGAGCTGGAGATAGCGACACTTTTGCTCAACAATACTTACCTGAGTTATATGAAGCAGAAGTAGAAAGATACGGAAACCGAACAATTGGTGGTTTCTTGAGAATGGTAGGAGCTGAAATGCCTATGAGTTCTGATCAAGTTATTTGGTCTGAACAAAATAGACTTCACATTTCTTATGACTCTTGCGTGGTACAAGCAGGTGGCCTTACTATGAAAGTTAGAGTTGAAGCTGGTAAAGAATGTGTTATCAGAAAAGACCAAACTATAGTAATTTCTGACGGTATTAATACTGTTAAAGCTTTAGTAACATTAGACCCCGGAGCTAGAGACGGAAACAATGATTGCTTAGTAACTGTTCAAACTTACCAAGTAGGAACAATTATTGCTGGTGGTATTGCTCAAGGAGCAGCTGCTAAAGTTTTTGTATATGGTTCTGAGTTTAAAAAAGGAACTGAAGGAATGACTGGTTCTGTAGAGCCTGATTTCACTCAATTTAGCAATAAGCCAATTATTTTAAAAGATCATTTTGAAATTAACGGTTCTGATGCTGCTCAAATTGGTTGGGTTGAAGTTGCTACTGAAGATGGCACGTCTGGATACTTATGGTATTTAAAAGCTCAATCTGAAACAAGGTTAAGATTTGAAGACTATATGGAAATGTCAATGGTTGAAGCTGAGAAAAAAGGTGCTAATGGTACTGCTGGTTTACCTGTAGACGGAACTGAAGGTTTATTTGCAGCTATTGAAGCTAGAGGAAACGTTTACAACGATTTCGCTGGTGCTGCTGCTCCTGGCTCTGGTGCTTTAGGTGATTTTGACACTATCCTAAAACAATTAGATACTCAAGGCGCTATTGAAGAAAACATGTTATTTTTATCTAGAGCTACTGCTCTTGATTTTGATGATATGATTGCTGCTATGAATGGTGGTTATGCTTCAACTGGTGCTGCTTCTTACGGTTTATTTAACAACGAAGAAGATATGGCTCTTAACTTTGGATTTTCTGGTTTTAGAAGAGGTTCTTATGACTTTTACAAAACTGATTGGAAATATCTAAATGATTTTGCTACAAGAGGTATGATTGGTGATATTGATGGTGTTTTAGTTCCTGCTGGAACTTCAACTGTTTATGATCAGTCTTTAGGATCTAACATTAGAAGACCTTTCTTGCATGTAAGATATAGAGCTTCTGAAGCAGACGATAGAAGAATGAAGTCTTGGATTACTGGCTCTGTCGGTGGTGCTTACACATCTTCTTTAGATGCAATGGAAGTACATTTCTTATCTGAAAGATGTCTTTGTGTACAAGGTGCTAATAACTTCGTGTTATTAAAATCTACTGTATAATTATTAACATTTTAAAGAATAGAAATTATGGCAAAACATATAAAAGTAACTGGAGCTAATTCAAATCCAGTTTATATACCTTCTGAAAGTATAATGAAAATAGTAGCATCAGACTCTGCTGGCACTTGTGTATTTACTTACATTGGTGGCGGTACTGTTACTGGAGCTATTACATTAGCTGACGCTGCTGCTGCTAGAGCTTTAGAAGCTAGCCTTAATACTAGCTGGTTAAGCTGTATTAACGCTGGTCCTGACGCTTCTGGTGTAGTTGCTAATACAACTGTATTTACAGCTGTATCTTAAAACGATAATAAGATCCCGCTTCGGCGGGGTCTTTTTTAATTATTATATTATATTATATTATGGAAACAAAAGAAAAAAAGGCTCCAGCTAAAACTGTAGCAAAAGAAATTAAAAAAGATACTTGGGAAATTAAAGATAGGTATTATCATTTATTAAATGAAAGATCTCCTTTAACATTTAGAATAAACTCAAGGCATTCTATGAAAAAAGCTTTAATGTATTTTGATGAAGAAAAAGGATACAATAGAGAGCTTAGATATGCTACTAATATGAAAAGCCCATTTGTTGATGAACAGAAAGGACCTGTAACATTAGGTCATATTGTTTTTGAAGATGGAGTGTTAATGGTTCCTAAAGCTCAACAGTCTTTACAAAAGTTGTTATCATTATACCACCCAAATAAAGGTAAGCTTTATGCTGAAAAAGATGATGTTCAAGAAGCTGTAGATGAATTAGATTATTTAGAAGTAGAAATGGAAGCTATGAATTCTGCTAGCACAATGGATGTTGATCAAGCTGAAGCTATATTAAGAGTTGAGTTTGGTTCAGATGTGTCAAAAATGACTTCTAAGGAACTTAAAAGAGATTTACTGCTATTTGCTAGAGGTAATCCTTATTTGTTCTTAGAATTAGCAAATGATGAAAATGTAGAATTAAGGAACTTTGGTATTAGAGCTGTTGAAGCTGGAATAATGAAGTTATCTCAAGATCAAAGAACATTTACTTGGGCTAGTAATGGTAGAAAACTTATGAATATTCCTTTTGATGAAAATCCATATTCAGCACTAGCTGCATGGTTTAAAACTGATGAAGGTGTAGAGGTTTATAAAACCGTACAGAAAAAGTTAAAATAACAAGTGACTATAATTATGAGGGGTTACACAAGTAACCTCTCTTTTTAAAATATTAAAATGGCAATAAACGTAGATACAGTATATAAAACGGTATTACTTATATTAAACAGTGAACAGCGTGGTTATATGACACCTGATGAGTTTAATAGAATAGGTAGCCAGGTTCAAAGACAAATATTTGAAGCATACTTTGAAGATTTAAACCAACAACTACGCGTGCCACAGTCTGATATGGAATACTCTGATAGAGTTGCTATTACAGATGAAAAAATTGCAGAGTTTAAAGTTGAAAGTAATGCAACACATACTACAGGTGGTATATTCACGTTACCATCTGATCTATATAGACTAGGGTCTTTAACTTTTGAAGACACTGGTAAATTCCCTGTAGAAATACAAAGAGTTGGTAGAGCTGATTTCTACAACATAAGAAAATCTCCACTTACAGCACCAACTAAAACACATCCAATATACTTATATGAAGACAATAAAGTTTTAGTTTACCCCACTGATATAGCTAGTAAAGTAAAGGCGCAATATGTTAAAAAACCAACAGATGTTAGATGGGGATACGTTTTAGGTGCTTTAAACCAATACATTTTTACAGACTATGTTTATGATCCTACATCTATAAA